ACCATTGTTAGTTAGAGTTGTTACTCCATACTTACTGGCAGTTTCCTGAGATATACCTCTATCTTTTAATGATGTTGTTTGACCAACATATAAATCGTTATTCATAGTATTGTTCATTGGTGTTGCTACTCCTTCAGCTTTTTCATAGTACCCACAGTCAGGTGTAAAACAATGTGCATGACCATCAGTATATCTTGCTAAATTATTTTTACTACCACATTTTGGACAAGCTTCGTGTTTTAAAAATTTACTTTCCATCTTTAACATTTAAACCCCCTAAAAAATTATAGTTAAATAAAATAAAGCAACTGAAAATATTGCTAAACAAAGTTCAATTATTTTTCTCATATAAACCCCTAGTGTAATTTGTCATTATCATTTTTATCGTACATAAACTCAAAGATTTCATCACCTTCAGTTGGTTCTTCTCCCATACCTAATGATATGAGTTCTTGAGCAGTATCATTTAATGCGTTCTGCATTGTAAGAAAACCATAGTAATCTTTTTCAGCTTTGGTTATGGCTGTAATTGCTAATGCTCTTGCCATTAAGTAAACAGTTTCAGGTGAATCATATTTAATTATTAACTCCATAATTATTTTATGTATTTTAATAACTATTTCTTCACGTTCTTTTATTGTCAACTTTGTTAGTTCCACTATCAACTCCTTCCATCATTTCAACAAAACCATTTATGTCTTTCAATGGAACTTGTTTAATATTTGTTTCACCACTTGCAGTTAATATGAAGTCAGCAACTGAAGTTGGTATATCATCATAACTTTTAAATTTTAGTATCATTATGCACTCCTTCTATGAAACCATCCATAGTCATTTGTTTCATTTTTTCTTCTTTATTATGAATTATATTTATCATTTTGTCAAGATACCATTTAGCTTTTTGTAAATCTTCTAAAGGTTTTTGTTTATAATCGTATCTCCATAAGTATTTTATTGTGTTTCCTTTTAAATATCCCAGGAACTCTTTCTCTGACATTGAAGCTTTGATACCATCAATACATTCAATGCCATCTTTGTTATAATGTCGTGGATTGTTTACGTTATCGTATTTTTTTATAGACGTGTCCATATCTTTTGTCCTTTCTTTTATCACCAAATTCTTTTGGTGTATCACATTTAACTGCCTTTATTTTATAAGGTGGTTTTGTTTCTTCATAAATTTTCATTACAGTTTTCTCACAGTTATCATATAACCTAGGTAAAACTTTTTGATGTATTTTATTGTCGTACTCAAACCATACTGTTATTAAAAAATATGTGAACATATTATCTAATCTCCATTGGCACAATGCATTGTTTTCTTTGTACTGGTATGTATTGAGGGTCAAGTGGTATGCCTTCTAAAAACTTTTGTCTTAACATATGATGCTCCCAACCAATACACATATATCCTGATTGACTTAATTTACTTCTGTCAATATTTCTTATTGCATATTCTTGTTCAGCTATCATACTGGCATTATCACAGTTAGGTAATTCTCTAACAAATAATTCTACATCACCAACTGGTGAAGCAAAAGTTAAATACAATGCAAACATTTCTTTTATCATTTGTCTAGTTCCTTTCTCACACATTTTTGTTTATAATATACATTGCCCAGTAGTGTGATACTAGGGTTATGTGGGTCAGGTTTTTTCTTACCAACGTACTCCCACACACAAGTCATAGTCTTGTTATTGTTTGCACGTTGGTGAAAAAAGTCAATGTTATCAAGGGTATACAAGTTAATTATAAACCCAATGATTACTGTTTCAATTCCCATTAAAATAATCTCCTATAAAATATAATATTAAAAATATAAACAAACCCATCATAAATCCAAATAGGATTTGTAGTATAAACCATAACATTCTAGTAGACATAAACAACCTGAGGTAATGGTGTATAATCTATTCTTCTGTCAACGTGTATGAATGTTCTCGCTACACCTACAGTCCAACCTAAGTCTATTGCTCTCTTAATTAAATCTTTTCTAAAGACTGAATTAGGTATGGCAATGTCAACTGCACAAGTATCTGTAAACCATTTATCATTACCAATTTTATGGAATGAATTAGGACTTGCAGGATAGCCACGGCTTTTTAACCAGTCGTTATGTTCTTGTGAACGACAACAAGAAGTTATTTGTAATGGCTCTCCAACATTCTCTCTTAAATTTATAAGACAATTTAAAAAACCTCTATTTAAAACTATATCCTTTGAAGTAGGACATTGTAATTCCTTTTCACTAAAGTATTTATTATCATAATAGTTTAATCTTTCTGGCATTATTTTTTTCCTTTCTTATTATTGTCATTAAGTTCTTTAATTCTTTTGTAAGAATTATAGAGTTGTTTATTTAATTCTTTTATTTCTCTTTCGTACATTTCGCTTTTTCTCATTATACTCCTCTCTTTTATCTAATAGTTTATCTAACTGTTTAAAAAAGACATTATTAAATATTTCATTTAATTGTTTACAACAATCTTTATTTTTAATTTCTTTATTTCCAATTACTATATACTTAATTATCATTATGTTGTTCCTTTAAAAACAATTATACACATTTTTAAAATACTCTGTCAAATTAAAAATGCGTTTGTCAAATTACTGACACATATGTGTTGCATAAATACCACAATCTATTCTTGTGTCAATTCTTTGACTTCTTCCTTTGTCATTTTATTTACAATAATAGGTGTATACTCACCTATGTACGCACCAATGACATTGAATTGTAGGTACTCGTGTGCTTCCTCCATACTCATATCATCACGAGCCACCAAAATCTTAACCATCTTGGTTAAATCATAGGCAATAACTGTTTCCATATTATGTCTTTCAGCAGTGCCTATGATTGCATTGTCAAATCCATCCCATTTAAGCATCACTCACTCCCTTCATAAGAATGTGTTACATTTATATCAATTCTATCATCCATAGAATTATCAACACCTTCTATGTCTAATATGTTACCATCATCCATATAGCAACCCACATATAAATCTGGGTCACACTTTTGTAATTGTTCTATAAGTTCTTTAACTTTCATTACTCAATCCTTTCTTTCATAATATTTTTAACTTTCTCTTCAACTAATTCGTGAAACCAATCACTATCTGTAATAATATCTAAATTATGTTGAAGATAACTCTCTAATTCCAATGCTAATGGAATTAGACTAGGTTTTATTTCTTGTTTTTTACTCATCACTCACTCCTTTCTTTCTAAATGAAAATCAAGTATCTCACATACTTTATCTACAGTTTCACACCATATGTCTTCGTACTTTTCTTTAGTTATCCAATTACCATTGTCTTCATCCACTTCATAAGGTGATTCATTATAAACATCATCTATATGTTTATCAAACATAATGGTGGCTAACTCACAGTACAAAGCTACATAGTCTTCAGATTTTATTATAGGTTTACTCATCACTCACTCTCCTTAATAAATTATTAACATCATATAAATCTTTTAGTCCAAACATATGTTGTATGTTTACTCTGTATTCTGTATAACAATCATCACATAAATTCTTATTAAACTCATTACTAGATGTAGTATCAGAATTGCATTTACATTCTTGACATTTACTCATCATTATCTCCTTCATAATCTATAAGTTTTAATTTTAATCTATCATTAGGGTTTGGATTATCAAATCCAAAGTGTTCCCAAATTTCAGAACACTCATCTCCATATAAATATACCCAAGTATTTTTACTCATCTTCCAACTCTCCTTTCTCATACTCTATTTCTTCGTGCAATGTGTGATTCATTGCAGTTAATAACATATGTTGAGCAGACGCAGTTGAAGGTGCAATATCGTGTATGAATTGTACTGATACATCTGCGAGTGCAAGAGCAATATCAAATCCTTTAACATTTCTCTTGATATGTTTGTTAATTACTTTTGCTAAGTCTTCAGCCACAATGTCCATATCAAACTTTGCATCTGTGACTTTAGTTTTCTTTTTCTTTTTAGTTTTAAAATCAATTACATCACACATAGTCATAGTCCTTTCTTTAATTTATCTATTACTTCATCTGGTTGTTCAACAAATGATTCTATTTGTTCGTCTTGAATTTTGGTAGGGTTACCATTGTTTAATTCTTCATAGTCACCTGCCCAAACTTTTTCTTCAACTTCTTCCATAGAAGCATCATCATCAACTTCTACTATACATTGCCATTCAGCAGTAGCATAGGTCGTTACAACAAATTTTTTCATAGTTACTTTACCCCTTTCTTGTTTATGTAACTTAGTGTGTCATAGATATCAGGATTTTCAAGTGTATACTCAGTGCCTTTATACTCAAATGTAACCTCCTCATTTTCGTATGCGTCATCAACTATAAACTCGTCAACCCCCCAATCCTCTAAATCTCTCTCAGTCATAGTGCTGACATCACCATTCTCAAGATTTGTTAATATGAAAACTTTGCGTTTCATCTTATTGCTCTCCTTGGTTCTTTATATGTTTCTCGTAGTCTTTCAAAACTACACTCATAACATACTAACCTATCTTCACTTCCAAACCAACACATTTTTGTTTTTTGTGTAAGTTTTTTACAGTCCATACAATTAACTAAATAAGCTTTCATAGTTTTATTCTTTTGTTTTTGGGTGCATTGGAAACATAACATAAGAACCATATTTTTCTTGATGAAATTTTACATTGCAGTTTTCAGTTAAGTATTTGCGTAACTCTGAACCTTCATATCCTTCAGTGTCACACCATTTTTTCAAGACTGGATTATCAAACTCCAATCTTAAAATCTCTTTGGCAAAGTTATTAATCATCTGCCAATCTATTTCAGTCTTTAAATATTTACCCATTATTTATTCCTTTCTATGTAAACCATATTGGTCTTGGTCGTTTAGTCCAATTACAAAATGGTCGTTTATATTTCATATAAAAATTCTGATACGCAAGTATAGGCATATGCTCTACCTTACAATCATCAGGCATACATTGTGGCATAGGTGTTAGTTCTTTATGCTCAATGTTTTTTGGTGGGTACAGAAATAAATGACTGCGTTTATCCACTGCGTGTACCCTTTCATATCTATGTGTGTACTCAGTTAATAGTTTATCTAATAAACTTCGCAACCATAAATAGTTTTTATGACTCTCTCTAACCCATTTATTACTAGGGTGATTGATGTGACTAGCTAACATTAATCCCTCGTCATACATTTTACTAGGGTGTTTCCATCTCTTGAGTCGTCTACCATTTTGTATAACAGTATACTCTGTACCATCAAGAACTCTATGAGCAGTTGATAATAGTTGTGCATACTCAACACACATTTTTACTATATGTTTATCACAGTGTTGCTCTGCACAAATCTGTGGGTCATCTGATAAATAAAATATATTCATAGTTTTACTCCTTTCTAATCTGCGAACTCATCATATATTTCAAATCTTTTTATTACAACATCTCGTATTAAATCTTGTAATTCAAAAGAGTAACCACTTTCATCAAGTGGTATTTCAATCTTATCTTGGTTTTGTTTAGGGTCATACTCATTAAGTATGATGTCAGTAATCTCCATAGACAATTCATTAGCATCATCATATGTATGTAATTTTCTTTTCATAGTCATTATCCTTTCATAAATTTATTATAAATTTGTTGACCTAATTCTTCCTTACCAATAAGGTTACACAATGAATTTATGTATCCTACATCATAGGCAATATTATCATATTGTCCATCTTCCATAAGAATTTTATAGTCTTTGTTTAATTCTTTGTAAACATCAGCAATAGTATTTCTTATTTCTTTTTCTGTGTAATACATAGTCATAGCCATAGTCCTTTCTATATTGGTAGCACTTGGTTGCTATGCCATAAGGCATACATAGCCAAACCAAATGCTAATATTAATTTTAATAATAATCTATCGTACATTAGTATTCCCCTATGTCAATAGGTTCTTCACTAGGCATTTCATTTTGTCTATGCTCTCGCAAATCTTCATCAAGTAAATTGTACAAGTATTCACTAGCAAATTCACCAAAGTATTCTGATTCATCAGTGAGTGCTTGACAGTTTGCAAATTCTACTTCGTGCATATGCCATACTTCATTTATGATACTTTCAAATAAATCATTTATAACTTTGGTATCTGTCGCAAATTCTTCAAAGTTAAATTTAGTTATTCTCTCTCCATTGTAGATAAAGTTAGTTGTTTTATCTTGGTAGACTCTCTCTAAATCAAACTCTATTTCTGCGTACAATTGGTTCTTATGGTTAGTTAATAATACATCACTCATTTTATTTAATCCTTTCTATTTATTATCTTTAAAAAATCTTTTGCTAGAGAATTTCTACCTTGTATCCACTCACTAAAAAATTCATTAGACTCAGGTTCTCTTTTATTATTGAGAGAAATAATAAGTTCACACCACCCTTTTATATAATCAATTTTATGTTTTGATATCTCTTCTTTTTCCATTTTGTTTAATCCTTTCTAAATAATATCATTATAATTAAAGTTAACTGATTTTTTTACTTTGTCAATAAACTCATATTCTTTTTTCCACTCATCAGTAGATGCTATTAGGTTGTGATAACTTATCACATCTTTAACATAGATATCGCCATACTCCCACGAACCATAGGTATAAGGTGACCTACTCGCAACGTACCACCTTGCATATTCATTTTTACTTTCTTTATCTTTTGATTGATAAGTTTTTAAAACTCTATGCTCAAAGTTTGTTCTATCATTTTTATAAATTGCATAAGGTGAATCCACCTTTACAGTCTTACCAAATTTATTTTTAGCCATTGTATTTTTCCTTTCTATTTAATCAATTCTCTAAATTGTTCAGCAGTATAAACATTATTAATTAATTCATACTCATTAATAACTTTAGTATCAACTGCTTTTGGGTGGTGTTTTTTATCATAAGTTTTAAAAAATCTAACTGCTTTAGTGCGTGAACTTTCCCTTACTAAATAGTAATTAACTTTTTCTATTTTTTCTTTAACAGATATTACAAAAGTTTTTTTATCGTTTTCTGACATTGTATTTTTCCTTTTCTATTTAATTAAAGTTTTTTATTTATTGTTCTTAGTAAATGCAACAAATCTAAGTCAGCTATGTTTATAAATTGTTGCCTACTCTCACTAAACACTTGACCATTTTCTAATATTTCTACTATATCTTTTGGTAAAGGTTTATTTTTTTTGTGAGTATTTAAAACAAATTTTATTAAGCTTTTTATTTTCATTTTGTTTTTTTCCTTTCTTTGTTAGTTGTTTATAATACCATAGTAACCAAGACTTTTTTCAATGTCAACAATAAAATTTATTTTTTTATATTTTATTTCTTTATACTAATTTATTTTATTATTCATAAAATCTATGTTCTACTTTTGTTCTTTTTTAGACAAAAAAAAAGTTGTTTGGATTGCGTCAACCACCTTTTCCTGCAATCTAACTTATCTTTTTTTGGAAAAATTAGGACTTGCACCTAAATTCTAATCCCTAGAATAACCCAGTTTAAAAGGTTGTTATTAACCTTTATGGATTGATATACTCAAATTTTCCATAAGTTAGTAATTATATGTTACATAGGTTTTTTTTATTGTCAATAGGTTATTTAAATTTTTTTTATTTAGTACAAAAAAAAACGCCTAACTAAATTAATTAATTAGGCGTTTTAATATTAACGTAAAAAAGGAAATATTATAATAACATTTATTTTAAGTTTGTCAAATACTTTTCACATTTTTTTATATATTCTTTAGATAATTTTTCATTATCATATATAAAATAATTTAATAAGTTATTATGATTTGATTTAATTTTATTCATTGTTTTTATTTTCCTTATCTGAAATATATTTTACTATCTCTATTCCATAAACTGTTAAATAACTACAAAAATAAAGTAATGCAATAAAAAAAGCAGTATTAGAAAAATTCCATCCATCAACTACTATAAATGATGAAAAGATAAATAAATATAAAAATAATATGTGGTATCTTAATTTAATTTTATTCATAGTTTTATTTTCCTTTTCTTTTTATGGTTTAGTAACAATAAAGTTATTATCATTATCTTTTTTTAAATTTCCTTTAGCAATTAAACCTAATATAATATTGTTATCGTGAATAAAAGTTAAGTCGTGTTTATCTCCATCAATTACTTTTCTATTTAAAAAACTATGCTTTTGATAATATTCTAAAGTATCTTTATTTTTAAACACTACTGCAATTCTCATACCTTTATTTAATGCAGTATTAACATATTTTTGGTATCTCTTTTCATTACTATAAGAAAAAGTTAAATCAATATAACCTTGAGTATTTCTATTAGCATTTTTTGTATAATCATAAAACTTTACATTATGTTTATCAGTATAAGGTTTTATTATTTCATTAAAGATTAAAAAATCATTTTCGTAAGAATAATCAGTAATACCATTTAATCTAATGCAAGGTTCTAAATTTCTTTTCTTACATTGTAATAAAAATTTATCAATATCTTTTTTCAAAAGGTTTAAATATTCTATTGGATATTGCATTTTAAACAATGCTTTTCTTAATCTATATAAATTAACATTTTGAAATATTAAAGAATGTCCAGAATCTTTTAAGCACCCTTTAGAACAATTTGCAATTTTTGCATAATTGCAAGATTGTTTTGTTGGATATAAATATTGGATAGCAGTAAGTTTATTTTCAATATTTGTTGATTTAATTGTTTTACTATCTTTTTCTATTGATAATAAATTTTTTGGAAATTCATTAAATGCTTTTATATTTTTATCGTTAGAATATATTAAATCAATATAATGCTTTGCCAATTCTTTGGCAGTAAATTTATAGCTATCAAATAGAATGTTTTCTAAATTTGATAAATCATATTTTATTGTTGGTTTTAACATTGTATTTTTTCCTTATTA